AAAAAATAAATAGTCAGAAAGTATTATGAAAACTTTCAATCATTTTAAAGAAGACATCGATAAAAGAAGAGAGCAGATTGCTGCTGTTGGTGATAAGAAAAGGGCGATGGAAGTTCAAGACCGAGATAACGTAACCCAGCAGGCAAAACTCAAACAAATGTCTAGCAAGTTGAAAGATCAAGTTAAAGGGGAGATCTATAAGGAGTTGGGTATTAAATGAAAATTAATCTTTGGTACTCTAAAAATATGGGTCAGTGGAGATGGACTCTCTGTGAACAATTTGATAATGGAAAAACAAAACTAGAACAACATTCTGGGCAGAGAGAAGAACTTCGTCCAGCAATGGAAGATATCGCAAATACGGTAGAATATCTTATGAGTAAATGCTAACATTTATAGGTAGTTTTACTTATTTTTTTATAGATAGTGTATAATCTACAAGTAGAACAATGAGATGTTCTAACACAACTCTGTTCATAGCTTTTATCATGTTTATTGTATTCATTATACATTCACTATCCACTGATCTAGAATGAAAAATTTTATTCTATTCCTTGTTACTCTAACTGCTATTTCTACGGTTGAAGTTTATACCGAGATTATTTTATCCACGATTCATTAAGAACATAAATAATCCAACGGAATGTAGTGTTAAAGTATCATGGGTCTTAGTAGACTGGATAATTTTCTTAAGAATAATCGTGGTGTCATTCTTTATGTTAATCCTAGCGATAGAGATGCAACAGATAGCATAGAGAACCAAGGTAATTCACTTGCAAAACCTTTTAGAACGATTCAGAGAGCATTGCTTGAAGCAGCAAGATTCTCTTATCAATCTGGTGAAGAAAATGATAGGTTTAGTAAGACCACCATTTTCTTATATCCAGGAGACCATTACGTAGATAATCGTCCCGGATACATTCCTACGGGAGCAAATCAATACTTTGAAAGATCTGGTTTGCAGAAAAATGAGTCATTAGAGTTAGATAATAAGAGTAAACTTAGTTTAAATTCAAAAGATAATATTCTTTATAAATTCAATAGCATACATGGTGGAGTTATTGTTCCAAGGGGAACATCCATTGTTGGTTATGATTTAAGAAAGACAAGAATTAGACCATTATATGTTCCAAAATCAAATAATTCTAATATTAAAAGAACTGCAATCTTCCGTCTGACCGGAACAACCTATCTCTGGCAGTTTTCTATATTTGATGGCGATCCAAATGGACTTGTGTATGGTGATTATGCGTCAAATGAGTTCGTTCCAAACTATTCCCACCACAAATTAACATGCTTTGAGTATGCTGATGGTGTAAATGCTGTTGATATTAAAGATACCTTCTTAACATATTCTAGTGAAAGAACTGATCTTGATATGTATTATGAGAAGGTTGGTATTGCATATGGTACAGCAAGTGGTCGTCCCATTTCTCCAGATTTCCCATCATCTCAGGTAGACATTCAAGCAAAGGTTGACGAATTTAGAATCGTTGGATCTCTTGGTGAAGAAGTTGGAATTACAAGTATTAAGGCAGGTGATGGTGTTATCACCAGCAATGAAATTACTGCAACTCTTGCTAGAAGTGTTTCTAGTCTTGATGTTGATACTCCAATTCGCATTGAAGGAGTTGGTTCAACTGGATATGATGGTCAATTTGTTGTTAGAGATGTAGTTAGTTCAACTGAAATTAAATATCGTGTTCAGAGTGCTCCAATCAATCCACTTCCATCAGTTTCTGGTGCAACTTTAAACATTAGCGTTGATACTGTTACTTCTGCGTCACCATATATCTTTAATATCTCATTGAGATCTGTCTTTGGTATGTGTGGACTTGATGCTGATGGAGGAAGAGCAAGTGGATTTAAATCCATGGTTGTAGCTCAATTCACTGGAATTGGTCTTCAAAAAGATGATGATGCTTTTGTAAAGTATAACTCTATAACTGGACAATACGAAGATAGAAATGTTCCTGGAAATGAAAATCTCCACACAGATTCCAGAGCAGTTTACAAACCAGAATTTGAAAACTTCCACATCAGATGTAGTAATAATGCAATCCTTCAACTAGTTTCTGTCTTTGCGATTGGATATGCAGAGCACTTCGTTGCAGAATCTGGTGGAGACCAATCAGTTACAAACTCAAACTCTAACTTTGGTGCAAAAGCACTGATTTCAAGAGGTTATAGGAACACAGCATTCCCACAAGATGACCTCGGAAATATTACTCACATCATTCCGCCAAAGTTTATTGAACCTAATAATCCAATCAATATTGAGTTTACATCGATTGACGTATCTAGAACTGTTGGTGTAGGTTTATCTGGACACTTATATCTGTTCAACGAAACAAATCCAGACGTTGCACCAGAAAATATCATTCAGGGATTTTCTATTGGTTCAAATGCTAGCGATAGACTCAAAGCACTTCTAACAGTTTCAGGAATTACAAGTGAGTTTTCGGCACGTATTACAATGCCGGTCCCTTCACACTCAACGTCTGATATAACTGCAAATAAAGTATCCGTAGTTGGTCAAAGTCCTACGGGAATCAATAGCATTACTAATAATATAATTACACTCACAGAAGATCATAATTTCTTCGATGGAGAATCTGTAAGAGTTTATTCTAACACTGGTCAGATTCCAGATGGATTGAAAAACAATAAAATTTACCATGTAATTGCTAGTGGATCTGGAATTACAAGTACATCGCAGATTAAACTTGCAGCAAACCTTAATGATGCATTTGCGGGTGCTTCAGTTACATATAACAATTCTGGAGGAACTATCGAAATTGTTAGTAGAGTTGTTGATAAGAGACCTGGAGAACTTGGACATCCAGTCCAGTTTGATACAACTTTCAACCAGTGGTACATAAACACATCAACTGAAGAATCAGATACTCTATATCCTAGAATTGCAAGTGCTGGTGTATCTGGCATTGGTGCAGCAACTCCAAGAACTTTCTTCACTAGGATACAAGATAATAGAAATGCAATCGATAGTGTCTACAGAATTCGTTACGTAATTCCAAAAGAGGCTGTAAATGCAAGACCTCCTATTGATGGTTTTGTTCTTCAAGATAGCAGCAACACTTCTGGATTTACTACATCAATTATTCAAAAGTATTTCCCAGATACAACAGCAACACTTTCTGATCCAACCGAGATTCGTAAGTTCAACTTTATTGCAGGTGCTGATTGGAGTTTAGGGACTGCAAATATTGAAACCGAAATTCCACATTATCTTCAAATAGGAGCATATGTTGAACTGAAGAACATTAAGAGTACTAACAACACAGTTGGTGCTGGTGCAAGTGGATTTAACGGCATCTATCCTGTCGTTGGTATTTCGAGTGCAAAACACTTCTCTGTTGGTATTACAACAGATCCAGGAACATTTACCAACAACACATCACAAAGAGACACAAATCTTCCAAGATTTATTCAAAAAGACTATAAAGAAACATTCTCAATCTATCGTTCAAAACAATTTAAAGAATATATTGAGGGACAACAGGATGGTGTGTACCACATCCTACTAATCAACAATTCAAATAGACCAAAAGCTGCTCCATTTACTGGATTGAAATTCTCTCAACCAATTATCAATTTCTATCCACAACTTGATAAGGACAATGCAAACTCAGATCCGAAATCATCTGTTTCATTTGCACTCCCAAATCCAATTGGAGAGGTTGTTATAAGTGATCCAAGAGATAGTGTAAGTAGAGAAGCACTTGATAAAGGATTGCAGGCAATTGGTGTTGGTGCTGGTATCACTGATATCGTATCTACTTCAACAACTTCACATACAATTTACTATAAGAATGAGCACAGACTGAATAGAGTTGAAAAGGTTGGTATTGTTAGTGCTGGTGCAAACTATGGTAGTGGTGGAGGAACTGAATATTTCTATAATGCAAAACTAGTTGCTATTGGAAATTCAGTTACAGGCAAACACGCAACAGCAAAGATTAAAGTTGGAACTGGTGGCACAATTGCTTCTGTCGAGATTATGGACGGAGGAAGTGCATATGGAATTGGTAATACTCTTGCAATTGTTGGTGTTACAACCTCTGCCAATCATGTCGTTGGTGTTGTAAGTGTAACATCGATTTATAGCAATGAGAATAGTCTCGTAAGTCTGGCAGGTATTCCTATAAAGGCATTTGACGGATACAATAATAACTATCGTGTTGTTGGAGTTACAACTGGCGATACTACAAGAGTTGATGTAAAATCATTTGAAGATATTCCAGCAGCAGCACTTAATCCAACTGGACTTGGACCAGCAGCAACAGCATTTGCTTCTGCTTATGTAAACGATCAAGCAATTCCAGTAAGTAGCATTGAATATGATCCATCTGTTGGAATAGCAACAGTAACAACAACAATTTCTCATGGTTATCAGGTAGGAAATGGTATTGAAATTGCTGGTGCAAATGAATCTGTTTATAATCAAAGAGTTCCAATTGGAGAAATTAAAAGCTTAAATACCTTCAGTGTTAATCTTGGAATTGGAAATTATGCTCCTCCATTGACTGGAGAGGTATATGCAGTAACTGATGCTCTTAACATCCGTGCAAATGGTGGAAATCTTACAGAAGAAAATGAGAATATTGGTGGAAGACTTACTCCACCATATGGAGATATTCGAACCACTCTATCTGTTTCAATTGGAAACATGACGGATGACAATATAAGCGTAACTAACTCTGACAATATCAACTTCCAGATAGGTGATTACTTGCTGATTGATGATGAAATTGTAAGAATTAAGCGTTCAGTTATTCCTGGCGATTCTCTCAGAGTATTCCGTGGAGTTCTTGGAACTAGAAGAAAAATGCACGTTAATGGATCTGTTGTTAAGAGAATCCGTGTTCTTCCAATTGAACTTAGAAGAAACTCATTTATTAGAGCATCTGGTCATACTTTTGAGTATGTTGGTTTTGGTCCAGGAAACTATTCGACTTCAATTCCATCAAAGCAAAATAGATCTCTGAATGTAAGAGAGAAGTTCTTGGCACAATCATCCAAAGAAAATGGTGGATTGGTTGTCTATACTGGTATGAATGATGCTGGTGAATTTTACATTGGAAACAAGAGAGTAAGTTCTGCGACTGGTAAGGAAGAGGTTGTTGATGCACCAATCCCAACAATCACTGGTCAAGATGTAGGTCAGGATGATATTAACACTGGATTTGATGTTCTGACTCCACTACAAGCAAATATTACTCGTTCAATTCGTGTTGAGGGTGGACCAAGTAATGATATTGTCTCGGAATTTGATGGTCCAGTCCTATTCAATGAAAAGATTACTTCAACATCAATGAAAGGTGTTCAGGTTTCCTCCTTGTTAATTCAAGGTGAGCAGACTATCTCTAGAAAGTATACGGTTGGTATTGCTACCCCAACAAATGCTGGAACAGTTGGAGATGTCGTCTTTAATGTAACTCCAGAAAATGGTGGTACTATTGGATGGGTCTATACCACAGGAAACGAATGGAAATCTTTTGGTAATATCTCTCATTGATTAAAATTTTATAAATAAACCATGGAGGGGAAAGTGAACCTCAGGAGAACCAATGGGAATTAACAAGAACTTTACCGTCAAGAACGGAATAGAAGTAAACACTGATTTAATCTATGCGAGTGCAGAAACTCGTAAGGTTGGTATTGGTTCAACTATTCCAGAGTATGATTTAGAGGTAAGAGGCGGAATAGGTGCTACTAATTTAACACTCACTGGGTCAGCAAGTTTCTTAGATAGTGTTAATGTTTCTGGATTTACAACTGTAAATGACCTAAACATCACTGGAAATCTTGCTGACGTTGCGAATGCAAATATAACAGGTATTGCAACAATCAATACTTTATATACTTCTGGTGGTAATGTTGTTGCCGGTTTTGCAACTGTTACCGATCAAATCATTGTAAGTGGTGGAGCATCATTCTCCGGCATTACAACAATTAACACTCTATATTCCCTAGGTGGTAATATAATTGCAGGAGTTGCTACAATAACCAAACTCGAATCCTCAGGAGGATCTATTGTTGCTGGTATTGTAACAGTTTCTAGTGAACTGGATGTTAATGGCGATGCATCAGTTTCTGGTGATGTATCAGTTTCTGGTGTTGCAACTGTAAATACTTTATATACTTCTGGTGGTAATATCGTTGCAGGTATTGCAACAGTAACCACATTATATTCCTCGGGAGGTAATATTGTTGCTGGCGTTTCAACGCTTGGTATTGCAACAGTAACTAGTTTAAACTCCTCAGGAGATGTATCAATCCTTGGTGATACATCGGTAGTAGGTAGTGCATCTTTAAGTAGTTTAGATACCTCTGGTAATGTAACAATATCTGGTATTACAACACTAACTGATTTAAACTCTTCTGGGGATGTAACAGTCTCTGGAGATGCTTTAGTATCTGGTATTGGAACTATTAATACTTTATATTCTTCGGGAGGTAATATTGTTGCTGGCGTTTCAACACTTGGTATTGCAACAGTAACTAGTTTAAACTCCTCAGGAGATGTATCGATCCTTGGTGATACCACTATAGCACGTCTAAGTTCTTCTGGTGACGCAGTATTTACAGGAATCTTAACAGCACATACGTTAAACTCTGTTGGAGATGCATCATTTACTGGTATTACTAGTATCAATACATTAAATTCCTCAGGTAATGCAACATTTACAGGAATCTTAACAGCACATACGTTAAACTCTGTTGGTGATGCACTATTCAGTGGTGTTACAACTACAACTAGTTTAACATCTGTGAATTCAGTATTCAGTGGTATTACAACTACAAATCATCTAGAATCTGTTGATTCAAATCTAACGGGTATAACTACCATTAGTAACTTAGCATCTGGTATATCTACCGAATTTGTTGCTGCTGCTGGAATTCAATCTGGTGGAGTTACTATTGGAACTGCAACAACTTTAAACTTTGTGGGGTCTGGTGTTACTTCGGTCACTATTGCTGATAATGTAGCAGAGGTCTTTATTGGAATCTCAACCGTCATCTATGAAAAGCAAGTCAATATTGTAAGTGTTGCAACTTCAGAATTCAATTTTGATTACAATCCCGGTGCAACTGAAGTATATTATAATGGTTCAAAATTAGTTGGTGGAACTGACTATGCCGCAACTGATGGAAGTGTTATTCAATTAACTTTTGATGCAGTGTCTGGAGACACTGTTGAAATTATAACATTTACAAATACTATAGCATCTCTCGACAGATCATTCTGGTCCAGTTATGCTTCCGGTATTTCTACAACATCAAATGTTAAGGTTGGTGTTAATACTTCGGCAGGAGTCGTCCTTACATCAGCAAATGGAACTAATTATCGTTTGTATGTTGAAAACGACGGGACTCTAAAAACTGAATTAGAGTCTTAAAACTCACATATATATCAGAACTATATTCATCAATAAATAACTAAAAACTTACACCATGTCAAGAGCAAGAGATCTAGCGGCGCTAGTAACACCAAATCTGTTCAATCAAGATGACACCCGATCGCAAGTTGGTTTGGGTACGACTGATATTGGTGCAAAAATTCAAGTATCTGGTGCAGTCTCTGCAACCTCATACTATGGTGATGGTTCCAATTTGACGGGAATTGTACTCCCTAGTGATAGTGACCAGACATTTGATAGTCTAAACATAACTGGAATCGCAACTATCAATCAACTTTCTGTTGGAAGTACGGTTGATAATCTAACTCTAAATCACACCACTCTGACTGGAATCACGACGATAGGTGGTACTCTTAGTGTTGGTAATAGTGAAGGAAATCACGGTCAATATGTAATTTCTACAGGCATTGGAGTAACATGGATTGATCCTATTCAAATTAGGACGGATCAGGAGTTTACTGCTACTCCAGGACAAACTTTATTTACTTTCGATCACGATCCAGCAGGTCTTGATGTATTCAAAAACGGTCTAAAATTAGCAGACTCTGCATATAATTCTGATGGTGGAACTGTAGTTACTCTCACATCTGGTGCATCTGGCGGAGATATAATTCATTTGGTCGGATATGGTGTTTCTGCAAACTCGGGAACATTTGGAAGTTTAACCGTCAAAAATGGTGGCACAGTTAAAGGAAATCTTGGTGGAATCAAGGTTGTTGATTTTGTTGGAGAAGATATAATTGTAACTGGAGCTGGTGTAAGTGCAAAGGTTACTATTCCACCAAGACAAGGATTTATAGACACATCAGATACAAGATTGTCGATTAAATATAGCAACGTTGGTGGTGGGACAACCAATTTCCCATTTACTGGAATTGCAACAGGGATAAACAATAGAAATACTACGGATGTATTTGTTGATGGTGTAAAAATAAAACCAGAAAATATTGATTACTCATCACCATCATTTGTTCAAATACCAGCAGTATCAGCAGGAAGCACAGTAGAAGTTTTTACATATCCAGAAACTGCAAGAGTATCTATTGGCGATACATTAGATGCTACTGGAATTGTAAGACTACAATCTAGTATTGGTGAAGACGTATCAACAAAACCATTTGATGTCTACTATTATGGTTCTTCTGGTACTGGATCTAGAAAATTAAAGGATGGTACAGAGTATAATTCATCATTTGGTGACGTTATTATTGTAACTGGGGCAGATAGCACAGATCATTATGAAATCTTTGGTATTAATGATGGTTCAAGACTTGGCATATCAACATCAACTGCAACTGCAGGTCAAACAGTATTTACAACACCATCTGCTTTTACTGCAAGTAACGTTGATGTCTTTATAAATGGTATTCGTTTACGTGACGAAGACTATACTGTTTCTGGAGCATCACAAATTACACTGACTGCTGGTGCTTATGCGGATGATCATGTTCAAATCTTTGAATATACGCCATGGGCAAGAACTGGAGTCACAACGATTACAGCAGGTGCAGGACAAACTGAGTTCACAGTTGGAGCATCAAGTGCAGCAACAGATAATGACGTTTATATCTCTGGTATTAGATTAAGTAGCGCAGAGTTTAATGTTATTGGACTAGGAAATACAATTCAACTTACTTCTGGAACACTTCTCAATGAAGTCGTTACAGTTGTTGGTTTTGCAACGACTGCAAGAACTGGACTTGCAACCAACTATTCTAACAGCAGTTTTGTACCAGGACATCAAAATCTCATTCCTGTTGCAAATTCTGCTGGAGCACTTGAAGTATTTGAAAATGGTGTTCTTCTAAACGATGCGGATTATACTCCAGATAGTGATGGGTATACTGCAGATAATGAATTTAGAATCTTAATTACTGCTGCTTTCAGTGTTTCGGAACATGTTGAAGTCGTACAATATAATCATCTAGGTAATCAGAGAGCAAGAACATCTACTAGCATTACTCCATTCGATGGGCAGTCAGTATTCCCATTCCTCTATACTACAGATCTTGTTGACGTATTCAGAAATGGATTTAAAGTTATAAGTCACGACTATAACAGTGAATCTCAGACTGAAATTGACTTCCTTAACTATACATTATCAAGCACAGATCACCTTGAATTGATTTCCTATACCCCAATCAGATTTACTGATTTTATAAAGGTTGAGAATGGTCTCTATAATTTAGCAACTGGTGTTGGAATTGGAACGGAATCAATAGATTATCAATTAACTGTTGGTTCTGTAGGTTCTTCGGGAACATCATTATATGTAAATGGTGATGTAACAACAACAGGTGTTGTTAATGTTGGAACTGGAACCACGATTGAAAGTGGTGCTATTCATGTAGGATCTGGGGTAAGTGTTACTGACTCTGGTTTCTTTGTCGGAAGCAATACTTTTAACAGTTCAGGACTTAACCTAGCAACTGGAGTCGTTACTGCTTCCAGTTTTGATGGAACAATATCTACAGCAACTAACGCGAATGTAGCAACAGTTGCTCTTGGATTCACTGGAGATGGTTCTATTAATACTTCAGGAGCTATTACGGCATCTAGTTTTACTGGTAATCTAACTGGTAACGTAACAGGAACAGCAACTACAGCAACAACTGCAACGACATTAGCATCTAATTCGAGTGTAAACACCTCTGGTATCATCACTGCTGCTTCAGTAACTGCTACAACCTTTACCGGAAACTTAACCGGTAATGTAACAGGAACGGCAACTACAGCAACAACTGCAACTAGTTTACCTGGTGATATTAATATCAACACTACAGGTATTATTGGAGCATCTGCTATTTCTGCAACTAGTGGTTTTGTTGGTAACTTAACCGGTACTGCATCCAATGCAAGTGAAGCAACAGTTGCTCTAGGATTTACTGGAGATGGTTCTATTAATACTTCAGGTGTTATTACAGCAACTAGTTTTACGGGAGACTTAACTGGCAATGTTACTGGAAATGTAACAGGAACAGCAGATGCAGCAACAACTGCAACGACATTAGCATCTAATTCTAGTGTAAACACCTCTGGTATAATTACTGCTACTTCTTTCACCGGAGACTTAACTGGTAATGTTACTGGAAATTTAACAGGAAGAGCAGATGTAGCAACAGTTGCTCTTGGATTCACTGGAGATGGTTCTATTAATACTTCGGGTGTTATTACAGCAACTAGTTTTACGGGAGACTTAACAGGAACAGCATCAACAGCAACACTTGCGATTGGATTTGCTACTGATTCCTCCATCAATACTTCAGGTATTATTACTGCTGCTTCATTTACTGGAGATCTAACAGGAAATGTTACTGGAACAGCATCAACAGCAACACTTGCTCTTGGATTCACTGGAGATGGTTCTATTAACACTTCTGGTATTATTACAGCATTTTCTATAACTGCTGGTTCATTTATTGGAACTGCAACCGAAGCAACAGTTGCTCTAGGATTCACCGGAGATGGTTCTATTAACACTTCTGGTATTATTACTGCTGCTTCATTTACTGGAGACTTAACTGGTAATGTAACAGGAAATGTAACTGGAACAGCATCAACAGCAACACTTGCTCTTGGATTTACAGGAGATGGTTCAATTAATACTTCAGGTATTATTACTGCTGCTTCATTTACTGGAGATCTAACAGGAAACGTAACTGGAACAGCATCAACAGCAACACTTGCGATTGGATTTGCTACTGATTCCTCTATCAATACAGTTGGAATTATTACTGCTGAGTCGTTTGTATCCAATGGTGATGTTACACTCGTT